ATGACATATTCTTACGGAAGCAAGCAGTACGGTTTCAAGACTCAAATCCAAGAGTCTGTCATGAAGAAGGCTAAGAAAGACTGTGCCAGAACTGGCCAGGATTTCCCATTCAGCTATGATGGTGGTTACCGTGCCTCTAGTTATATCGCTCGTCACCTTTGGGATGCAGTCGTAGACACAGTGAAGCGTCCAGCCCAGCTAATGGAATGGTTAACGCAAGCTGCAAGTATGGTAGCTAAGACTAAGTTCACCATGCAGGATGGCTCTAAGCAGACCATGCCTGTACGTTGGACTACACCTCTAGGCTTACCTGTACTTCAGTCCTACTACAACATGGAGACTCGCAGGGTACGCACCAGTATCAATGGCACCATCGTGTACATGAATAGTAACTCACCGCTTGACCAAATCTGTAGCCGCAAGTCAGCTCAGGGTATGAGTCCGAATTATGTCCACAGCCTAGACTCTAGCCACCTTATGCTAGCAGTAGCACGTGCTAAGGAAGAAGGCATCGATGACTTCATGTTAATTCATGACTCTTTCGGAACCCACTGTGCATCAACTGGACGTTTTGGGTCCATAATTAGAGAAGCCATGCTGGAGATGTATTCCAATAGTGATGTAATCCATGACCTGTACCTAGAGTTACGCACTCAGCTTCTGCCTGAAGAAGCGGAAGACCTGCCATTACCGCCAGCCAAGGGCAACTTGGTATTAGCTGATTCACTAGAGTCACGCTATAGTTTTGCCTAATGTTTGTCGATTGGTATAGGTTGCCATAGCGTGTAATTAATTAAATTGCATTATAGCCAGACCAAACTGAAGACCCTCAATCCCGAGGGTTTTCTTGTATATGGAGATTGACTTATCGAAGACCTAACCCTTGAGCAGGCCTTTGCTGCCGCCCTTATCCAGACAGGCGAAGCACTGCCTTTAGACCTTGTATCCAAACTAATGGAACAAGGCGTAATCCTCGATGAGTTCATCGCGGCTAACCTTAACAAATAGCGTTTATACGCACCTGACATATAGGAAATTATATGACCCAACGTAAGAAAACTAACAAGCTTCCAATGCACACCTCACCACGAGGCCGTACAGAGTGGGCTAAATTATGGACACCAGATACTAAATTTAATGTAGATGGTGAGTATGGTACTAAGCTAGTGATGGACAACTCTGATGCTACAGACATCATGGCGATGCTTGATGCAGCCCATGCCTTAGCAATTGATGCCGCAGTTGAAGAGACAGGTAAGCCACGTGCAAAGATTCGTGTGACTGACCCATATGATGTCAACGCTGAGACTGGTGATGTCACTATTAAGTTAAAGCTAAAGGCTAAGGTCACCACTATGAAAGGTGAGACCTTTGAACAGAAGCCCATCGTAGTTGATGCCAAGCGCCAGCCTATCACCAAAGAGATTCCACTATGGAATGGTTCACTGGTACGTATTGGATTTCAAATCATACCGTATTACACAGCACTAGCAGGCGCAGGGTTATCTTTGCGTATGCGTTCAGTGCAGGTGATTGAAGCATTAGCTGGAACCAGTGAAGCCACCTCGATGTTTGATGACGAGGAAGGTTACTCACACGTTGCCGCAACAGTACCTGCTGAAGCCCAGAGCTTCCAAGAAGAATCAACGGAGGACTATGAAGACGTTCCATTCTAAAGACGTTGGTCTGAAGTATGGATTCCGAAGTGGACTAGAGGTACGGGTAGCTAAAGAGTTAGCAGCTCAGGGCATCCCGTATACCTACGAGGAAGAGAAGATTAAGTACACAAAACCTTCTCGCCTTTCTACCTACACGCCTGACTTTAAGATAGGGCATATCTTCATTGAGACCAAAGGCCGCTTCATGGTGGCTGACCGCCAGAAGCACATTCTAATCAAAGAACAACATCCTGAATTAGACATCAGGTTTGTGTTCTCCAACCCAAAGCAGCGAATCTCAAAAACTTCAAAGACTACATACGCTATGTGGTGTGAGAAACATGGGTTCCTGTATGCAAAGGAGAGTATCCCACACGCATGGCTAAAAGAAGCAGTACAGAATTAATTGTAATTCACTGCACAGCAACACGTCCTTCAATGGATGTAGGAAGAGTAGAGGTTGACGCATGGCATCGCCATCGTGGATTTCTAGGTATCGGGTATCACTACGTGATTAGACAGAATGGTCTTCTTGAAGAAGGCCGTGACTCTGAACAGGTAGGCGCTCATGCCCGTGGCTTCAATGCCACATCTATCAGTGTAGCAATGGTTGGTGGCGTTACTGAAAAGGACGTAACCATATCAGAAGACAATTTTACGGACGAACAATGGGTGACCCTTAAGGCACTCATCGAAAGGTTGACGGAGTTATATCCAGACGCTGAAGTCCTAGGCCACCGCGATTTACCTAATGTTCTTAAAGACTGTCCAGCCTTCGATGTGAAGAGCTGGTGGGCTACTGAAAATAATTAAATTGCACTATAGCCAGACCAAACTCAACGCCCTCAATTCCGAGGGTGTTTCATTCTTATGAACTCAACAACTGAGAGAAATTAATATGTCACAAACTCAAACTGTCCTTAACCACTTGACCAACAATCGCAAGATTACTTCTATCGAAGCCATTGGCTTATATGGAATCACACGTCTAGCTGCTGTGGTTCACAGTATAAAAAAGTCAGGTGTCGAGGTAGATACCACCATGAAGAATGGTGTGAACAAGACTAAGTATGCTGAATATAGTTTAGCAGCCTAGTCATGAGAGAACATGACGACAGCCCAGCAGTAGGGCGTGAAGCTTGCCCCGACTGTGGGTCAAGTGATGCTCTCACACGCTATGCATCAGGCCGTGGCTTCTGCTACGGAGCAGGATGTGGTCGCCTAGAGTGGCCAGATGAAGATGGTGAACCTAATACCCAACCCCAAAGGACTCGTATGGCTAGTGATTTAATTACAGGTGATGTTCGTGCCTTAAGACAGCGCGGCATCTCTGAAGAAACTGCACGACACTTTGGGTACAAGGTAGGTTCATACCGTGGACAGCCAGTACACATCTGTCCCTTACATAATCTTAAAGGAGAGTTAGTAGCACAGCAGTTAAGAACACAGGACAAGGAGTTCCCAATACTGGGTGACTTCAAACAGATGCCTATGTTCGGTACTAAGCTGTGGAACAAAGGTAAGAAAGTAGTCATTACCGAAGGTGCTATAGACGCTATGTCTGTTAGCCAAATACAGGATAACAAATGGCCTGTAATTTCTTTACCTAATGGAGCAGGTGGTGCGGCTAAAACTATTGCCGCTAACCTGTCCTACTTCAATGCGTTTGAAGAAGTCATCCTAATGTTTGACGGTGACGAAGCAGGGGAGAAGGCCACAGCTGCCTGCGCTCCACTGTTTCCAGCTGGTAAATGTTTCATCGCTACCATCAATGGTTTCAAAGATGCCAACGAAGCACTGATGGCTGGTGCTAGTCGTAAGATTCTTGAAGCAATGTGGGGCGCTAAGGTGTACCGACCTGACGGCATAGTATCTCTTGCGGACATCCGTGAAGAACTAGAGAAGCCAGTCGAGTGGGGCATGTCTTGGTATCTACCTACCCTGAACAAGGCCACCTATGGTCGCAGGCTTGGTGAAGTGTATGCAATTGGTGCTGGTACTGGAGTTGGTAAGACTGACTTCCTAACCCAGCAGATTGTTCACGACATGTATGAGCTAGAGAAAACTGTAGGTGTGTTCTTCTTAGAGCAACGTCCTGCTGAGACTGCTATTCGTATCGCTGGTAAGCAAGCTGGTAAGCAGTTCCATATACCTGATGGTGATTGGACCAAGGAAGACAGGGGCGTAGCTCTTGATGAACTTATGGACCATGACCGTCTACGTATGTATGACAGCTTTGGTACATGTGAATGGGACACCATCAAGTCCAACATCGAATACATGCACCATGCTGAAGGCATTGAAATCTTCTACATCGACCACCTTACTGCACTGGCTACAGGCCAAGGTAATGATGAGCGAGTTGAGTTAGAGAGAGTCACTGCTGCTATCGCTATGTTAGCCAAGCGTCTTAACGTCATCATCACAATGGTGAGTCACTTAGCTACTCCTGATGGTAGGTCTCATGAAGAAGGTGGACGTGTAAGCATCCGTCACTTCAAAGGCTCACGAGCTATTGGATTCTGGTGTCACTTCATGTTCGGCCTTGAGCGTGACCAGCAAGCTGAAGACATTACTGAACGTGAGACTACTACCTTTCGTGTACTGAAAGACAGGTATACGGGGCAGTCCACAGGCATGACCTTCCCATTAAACTACAACCATGAAACAGGAAAACTACACGAAGCTAGTCCATTCGACT